TTAAACGTTAGCGCTTGGGATTATGAGAACAATGAGTACGTTCCTGTCATATCCTGCCACATCTACTTGCACGCCCTTGTCGCTATACGGAATCAAGTATCAGGGGACTGGGCTTTGACTCGGATGGATTAACCCGCCTCAATCCCAACATGGAAGGCCGCCCTCGAGGCGGTTTTTTTATGCCTACTGTCCGCGATTGAATACCTTTTATGGGGTTACCTACCTAGAAATTAGAAAACGCTCTTAGCAGGCATTCTATAGGGTCCCCTATGCAATTAAGGTTATAGGCAGGCATCAAGAAGGGTAGGCGATTTATCAGGATTTTTTTTTATTTTTTTACACAACAGGGGTAAAGACCATGTTCCGCGCAAATAATTACACGAAAATTTGAATCAAAAAAATTATCTTATATTTATACTTTTTATCGCATACTATATGTGCTAAGTAATAAAAAAAAACGGCTAGGGACCCCTATGAGCTTAGATAAAAATGTATTATTGGAAGAGAAGAAACTTAAGTTAGAGCTTCGTCTTGCACAGCTCGAGAAGAATGATAAATGTAAAAATGATTTTTTAACTTTTGTAAAAACGGTTTGGCCTGATTTCATCGCGGGCCGTCATCATAAAATCATTGCGGAGAAGCTAGAGCGCGTGGCGCGTGGTGAGTTGAAGCGTTTAATTATTAATATGGCTCCACGGCACACGAAAAGTGAGTTTGCTTCCTATTTATTTCCTGCGTGGTTCATGGGCCGTATGCCGAATAAGAAGATCATTCAAGCGACGCATACGACGGAACTTGCGGTAAACTTTGGTCGTAAGACTAAGAACTTGTTGGAGTCGGACGAGTTTCGAGATATTTTTCCAGAAGTAAAGTTAGCGGCAGACAGTAAGGCCAGTGGTCGGTGGGACACGAACAAGGGTGGAATGTATTATGCGGTGGGTGTGGGTTCAAACCTCGCGGGCCGTGGTGGTGACTTAGTGATTATTGATGACCCGCATTCGGAACAGACGGCTATGTCTAATTCAGGTTTTGAGGATGCTTGGGATTGGTACACTGGGGGCCCCCGCCAGAGGCTCCAACCGGGAGGTTCTATTGTTTTGGTTCAAACGCGGTGGTCTGAAAAGGATATGACGGGTCAACTTTTAAAGGCTATGGCTAAAGATCCATTAGCGGATCAATGGGAAGTTGTTGAGTTGCCTGCAATATTTGATGACGGGACCCCTTGTTGGCCTGAGTTTTGGAGCCTTGATGATTTAATCTCGGTCCGCGCATCTATACCCGCGTCTAAGTGGAACGCGCAATATCAACAAAAACCTACGGGTGAGGAAAACGCTATAATAAAGCGTGAGTGGTGGAATATATGGGAAAAGGAGAAGATACCACAGCTTGAGTATGTTATACAAAGTTATGATACGGCGTTTAGTAAGAAGCAGACGGCGGACTTTTCTGCAATTACGACGTGGGGAGTGTTTTATCCTAATGAGGGTGGTTCGGGTCCCAATATTATTTTATTAGATAGTAAGAAGGGTCGTTGGGATTTTCCTGAACTTAAGCAGATTGCTTTAGATAATTATAAATTTTGGGAACCGGACTCTGTTATTATAGAAGCGAAAGCGAGTGGGACCCCTTTGACACAAGAATTAAGAAATTTAGGAATACCCGTTGTTAACTTTACACCGAGCCGTGGTAATGATAAGGTGACACGAGTACATAGTGTATCACCACTTTTCGAGGCGGGTATGGTTTGGGCTCCTGATGAAACATTTTCGGATGAATTGATTGAGGAGGTTGCAGCTTTTCCGAATGGGGAGTATGATGACTTAGTTGATAGTATGACACAAGCCTTGATGCGTTATAGACAAGGCAACTTTGTTCAGCTACCAACAGATGACTGGGATCAAGAGGAAACCTCTGCTAGAGTAAAGGTTTATTATTAATGTTTGAATTAAAAGGTACCAAATGGACACTATAGTAAATCTAGGGGCAGGCGGTTTTATTAATTACTTACAAGACGGCGGGGCGGCTGTAGAGTTTCCAGAACCTTTAAACATGAATGATTATAAGGTTTTCCCATATGAGGAGCCTAGCTTTGACCCTTACCGCCCAGACGAGATATATGAACCTGCTAATACTTATGACACAACAGAATCGCGTCCTATGTTCGGAGAAGGTCTTGGTTCTTTAAGGGACCGTGTAGAAGAAATGCGGATCACGGACCCTGAATCTACTATGGATCTTACGCGCGAAGGTATTCTTTCTATGAAAGATCAGATGGAGAGTTTGCAAGAAGAATTTCCCGAAGCTACCCCTTACCGCTTAGGTGAAAAGTATGACCCTGCAAATACTACAGAATCATTGGAAGAGTCTATGCGCCCTACACGTGAGGGCTTAGGTATTTCAGCGTTGATGGATGCTGTGAAAAAAGAGGCTCCTGCGCGTAAAATGGATAAACGCAATCAAGCGGTAGAGCAGCGTATCTTTAACGCGGCGGGTATGGAAGCTCGGGGCGAACGTCTTGCTAATGAAGAAATGTTACAGCAGCTTGAACGTATTATGGAAAGAGGACGTTCGGGTCCAAGCGAGGATTAAAAATGGCAAATGGTTCACCAAATGCAGGTCTGATGGATGTACCGTCACAAATTGACCGCGAAGATATAGCCGCAGAAATTATATTAGAAGTTCCTAACAGTGAAGTTATGATGGCTACCGACGTAGATTCGGATGGTATAGAAATAACGGCTGAGGAAGACGGAAGTGTTGTAATTGACTTTGATCCACAAGACCAACGCGGAACAAATGACGACTTCCATGCAAACCTTGCTGAAGAGATACCCGATAGGGAACTTGCAAGGATATCGAGTGAACTACTGGGTGATTTTGATGCTAACAAAGCGTCAAGACAAGACTGGGAGGATGCTTACACGAATGGTTTAGAGCTTCTTGGTTTTACTTATGACGAGAGAACACAGCCTTTTAGAGGAGCATCGGGGGTTACGCACCCTTTACTGGCGGAAGCCGCCACACAATTCCAAGCGCAAGCCTTTAATGAACTACTTCCTGCGGGCGGTCCTGTAAAAACTGTTGTTATGGGTGACGATACACCTGAAAAGATACAACAATCGACGCGCGTTCGTCAGTTTATGAACTACTACATTACGGATGTAATGGAGGAATATACACCTGATATGGACCAAATGTTGTTTTATTTACCTTTAGCGGGTTCCACATTTAAAAAAACATACTATGATGAAACCCTAGGCCGCGCAGTATCTAAGTTCGTTCCTGCAGAAAATTTAGTTGTTCCTTACGAGACTGCCGACCTAGAAACCTGCCCTAATATCACGCAAGTTGTACGTATGTCTCTTAACGATTTACGTAAAAGACAGGTTGCGGGTACATATTTAGACGTTGATGTTATCCCCGCACAAGGTGAAATGTCTGAATTAGAAGGTGAAATGAACCGTATTGAAGGGTTTGAACCTAATCAAATAGATTATGACTGTACCATACTGGAGTGTCACGTAGATTTAGACCTAGAAGGTTACGAAGACTTAGGTGAAGATGATGAACCTACTGGAATCAAGGTACCCTATATTGTTACTATTTCTGAAGACAATGGTGAAATACTTTCTATTCGTAGAAATTACTTAGAAGACGACGAACGTAAGAAAAAAATACAATACTTCACACATTTCAAATTCTTACCGGGGTTTGGTTTCTATGGTTTAGGGTTAATCCACACAATTGGTGGTTTATCGCGAGCCGCTACTTCTTCTTTAAGACAATTAATTGATGCGGGTACACTTTCGAACCTTCCTGCAGGTTTCAAGGCCCGCGGCCTACGGATCAGGGATGACGATGACCCACTACAACCGGGAGAATTTAGGGATGTAGATGCTCCGGGCGGCGCTATTCGCGACAGTTTAATGCCACTTCCTTTCAAAGGACCCGACCAGACCCTATTTAATTTGCTAGGTTTTGTTGTACAAGCCGGTCAACGGTTCGCGACGATTACAGATATGCGCGTGGGCGACGGTAACGAGAACGCGGCCGTCGGAACAACGATGGCTATGATGGAACAAGGCTCACGTGTCATGAGCGCTGTTCATAAAAGATTACATTATGCAATGCGTAAAGAGTTTAAAATTTTATCACGTGTTATGTCGGAGAGTTTACCGCAGCAATATCCTTATTCTGTGGCAGGTGCCGATGAAACGGTGATGAGCACAGACTTTGACGGTAGAGTTGACATAGTACCTGTAAGTAATCCTAATGTATTTAGTCAATCTCAACGTATTGTACTGGCTCAAACGAAGTTACAGTTGGCTACACAAGCGCCTGAGTTACATAATTTACCTGAAGTTTTCCGTGATATGTACGAAGCTTTAGGTATTACAGATGTTGATAGAATAATGAAACAGGTTCCACCTAATCAGCCTTCTCCTGTAGACCCTGCGCAAGAAAACATTGATGTTTTAGATATGATACCTCTTCATGCTTTTGAAGGTCAGAACCATATGGCGCATATTACAGCACATTTAATTTTTGGTATGAGCCCTATGATTTCGGGTAATCCTGCGCACGCCGCGTCTTTACAGAAACACGTTATGGAGCATGTGCAGATTGAAGCTAAGGAAAAAGCAGCGGTTGCATATTTACAGCAGGTACAGCAAAAAGGTGGCCAATCGGCTTCCGAGGGTGATATGTTAGAAGTTGAAAGTTTAGCGGCGCAGTACATGGCGGAAGGATTGCAGCAAGTACAACAACTTAACCAGCAATTGTCGGGAGCAGGTCAGCCTGATCCTCTTGTTCAGCTTAAAGAGAAAGAGTTGCAGATACGAGAGCAGGATAATCAAGCGTCTCAACAGTTGGATCAAACTAAGGTACAACTTGACGCGCAGAAAGCTCAGTCCCGTAATGAACAGTTTGATAGAAGACTTGAATCACAAGAAGCTACGTCTCAAGCTAGGATTGATTCGTCTATGCAGAGAGAAATATTAAAACAACAAGCAAAAGCAGCGTCTACAAAAGGAGAAGGCTCATGACAGGTAAAGTAAAGTATATGGGTAAAGCCCCATCACCCACCCCAAAAGCAGTAACATATGCGCAGATAGACGACCAAGGTAGAATACCTTATGGGAGTACAGCGTCCGTATCAATTCCTGCGGCTGTAGTAGATTACAAGGGCGATGCTTCAAAACCTGTTGTTAAGAAAACAGCACGAGGAATGGGTGCGGCTAAACGTGGTGGTAGTTACATAGGCTGTTAGTATGCGTGTTAAAAAAAGACCTACTAAAAAGACAAAAGCGATAAAGCGTTTTAGCCCCATAGCTAGGCCTCAACGCTTTCAAGGAGTGTTATAATGAGTTTATTTAATAAAATGCTGTTTGATGCAACTAAGGGACCTTCTGGTTTTGACCAAACGGTAAAGGTTCCACCTCCTGTAGCAATGGCACCTCCTGTAGCAATACCGTCACCCCCTGTAGCACCTACTCCTGTGCCGCCCACCTTATTACCCGTACAAGAAAACACACCTATGCCTGAAGGTATTATGGACTTACCAACCAATATGATGACAGCCGAACAAGCGGCGGCCTTAAGTTCTTTTACAAGCGGTCCCACAGGTTTTGTTCCTAGACCTACTTTAGTAGAAGAAAGAACTCCATACGCTGCACCTCCTTCTACGGTACCGACAACTTATATGGGTAATGTTCAGACACCCGCCTATACTGGGGATAGAAACACAATTTCTGATCCTAGTGGCAATTACAGTGTATCTGTTGACCAACCTTCTTTTTTTCCTACTGAAGTACCCATGGTTGCAACCGACTATGAACTGAAAGGATTACAACCCGACAGAACAGGTCAAAATCCTTTTGCTAGGCCCGGACCTAATACGGTAAGTATGCAAGCTAACGAAACAATAGTTGGTCCTAAAGATGATCTATCACAAAGGTATTTTGCGCCGCAGGGTGCCAAATATGCGGAAGGTGGAGAGGTTAAGGATCCCGGTTATTTTAATAAAACTGCTGATGAAAATTACGATATCAAAGACTATTTATTAGACACTATTCCCAAAGGAATAAGTAAAGTGTTACTATTAAACCCGTATGAAGGGTTAGATAGACAGGTTGGAGAAGAGTTGGCGGGATACGTGGATACTCGTATGGAAAACTATAGAGCTCGAGAGTTACAAGAAAGATTAGACCGACTTTACGAAGGAATGACCCCAGAAGAGATAGAGGCTTACAAGATAGCCTTTATAAAAAATGTAGGTAGTTCAGCACCGTAATGTTAAAGGCTTTAATATCACCTATATCTAGTCTATTAGATAAATTTATCCCTGATGCAGATGAACGTGCTAAGTTAGCTCATGAAATAGCTACTATGGCCGAAAGACAGGCTCATGAAGCTAATATGGGTCAGTTAGAAATAAACAAGATTGAAGCCCAACACCGTTCTATTTTTGTAGCAGGTTGGCGGCCTTTTTTAGGTTGGGGTTTATCCTTTGCAATGGTTTGGCATTTTGTTTTAGCGCCTATGCTTATATTTGTTTTTGCGTACACAGGTGTTGAAACACCTGAACTACCTGAGTTTGACATGGGGAGTCTTATGACGGTTCTTATGGGTATGCTAGGTCTAGGTGGTCTTCGCACTTTTGAAAAAACAAAAGGTCTTACAAAATGACATTTAAACTATCTCGGAGAAGTCTGAGAAAGCTTAAGGGTGTAGACCCTAAGCTTGTCTATCTTGTAAAGGTAGCCATTACAAAAACAAACGTAGACTTTGGTGTTGTGTGCGGATTGCGCACAATGAAAGAGCAGATCGAACTTGTTGAACAGGGCGCTAGTAAAACGTATAAATCAAAACATTTAGAAGGATTAGCTGTAGACTTAATGGCGTACTGCGGTTCTCGGCCGAGTTGGGAAATAAGTTTATATGACGACATAGCAGAAGCTATGGCAGAATCTGCAAGGGAATTAAATGTTAAGGTAAGGTGGGGAGCGGCTTGGACCGTTCCGAATATAGCAGAGTGGAATGGTACTATGGAGGAGGCAATGAATAGTTATATTGACCTCAGACGAATGCAAAACCGAAGACCGTTTATTGATGCGCCTCACTTTGAAATAATCCCATAATCCTGTATTTTTTCCTAGCGCATCGTATATATATTTGCTAAGGGGGTTGTATAACATAATTCTATAACGTGTGAGGTGTTGATGGATGAAATATTAATTGCGGAAGCGACTTTCAGAATCTTGAGAGAAAGACGCCAAGCGATCATAGATTTAATGCAGTTTGGAAATGTAAAATCTATGGAGCAATATCGTGAGCTTATGGGCAACATTGAAGCCCTAAATCACGTGGAACAGGAACTCAAGGGCCTGCTAGAGAAACAGGAGCGATCTCATGACTAAATCTAAAATCGATTTGTCTGCACTACCTAAAACTATAAAAAGCAGTTTAAAGGCGGGTGCATCAGAACCAATAAAAACATCGGATAAACCTAATCTTGCGGATGCTTACACAGATAAGCCTCGGTTAAATCCTGATATGATTGGTAAATCTCTTCTTGACAGAATGCCTGAGCCTACGGGTTGGCGTATATTAGTTCTACCTTACCAAGGCAGGGCTAAAACGGCGGGCGGTATATTTTTACCGCATGAAACACAGGAAAAAAGTCAAATATCCACACAAGTGGGTTACGTACTAAAAACAGGGCCGCTTGCCTATGGAGACAAAACAAAGTTTCCATCGGGACCGTGGTGCGTGGAAAAACAATGGGTATTATTTGCTCGTTACGCAGGTTCTCGTTTCCAGATAGACGGCGGAGAAGTCCGTATTCTAAATGATGACGAGATACTTTCAACAATTTTAGATCCAGAAGATATTCATCAATTAACATAAAGGAAAAGACTTATGGAAAACCAAGAAGAAGCCGTCGATATAGAAATCGAGGTCGAGGAAGCAGTACCCGAGCCCTCGGATTCGTTTGTCGAAACCGCCCCTGATTCGAAAGACGACCAGTTTAAGAAAGCGGAGAGTTCAACACAAAAACGTATTGACCGTCTTACTAAAAAAATGCGCGAAGCAGAACGTCGTGAAAAAGAAGCGATTCGTTATGCGCAGGGCGTTCAAAACGAATCAGCAGGACTAAAGCAACGTATGCAGAATTTAGACAGCAATTATGTGTCTGAATTTAGTAATCGCGTCAATAGTCAAATGCAACAAGCGGAAGCCGCTTTAGCTAGAGCTATAGATCTAGGGGACGCCTCTGCAACTGTTGAGGCCCAAAGAAATTTAACAAGCTTGGCTATTCAGGCCGACAGAGCAAACCAAGCTAGGGCTCAATCAGAACGGGCACAGCAACAACAAGCGGCGGCACAACAGCAGGCAGCGGCGGCACAACAGCACGCTTCTCGTCAGCCTATGCCCGCCCAACAACCAAAAAGACCGGATCCAAAAGCCGAAAAATGGGCTTTACGAAACAGTTGGTTCGGCTCGGATGAAGCTATGACATATGCTGCTTTTGGTATACATAAAAAGTTAGTCGAGGAAGAAGGGTTTGACCCGACGAGCGATGACTACTATAGTGAACTAGATAACCGTATTGCTTCAAAGTTTAATACGGGTAAACAGGCTACTAACAGACGACCCGTTCAGACGGTTGTTGGAGCCTCTAGAAATAATTCTGGACGCAGTGGGAAAAAGGTTAGACTCACTCCTAGCCAAGTCGCGATAGCGAAGAAATTGGGTGTGCCGCTTGAAGAATATGCGAAATACGTGAAGGAGTAGATCGATGACAGAACAAACAAAACAAACAGGTTCAGCAATCAATAGGGCCCCTCGCGCCAACCAAACTAGGGAAAAACAGGCAATTCGTAAGCCTTGGGCTCCCCCGTCAATGTTAGATGCACCACCTGCCCCTGAAGGATTTAAGCATCGTTGGATACGTGCCGAAACGCGCGGTTTTGATGATACTAAAAACATCAGTGCGAAAATGAGAGAAGGTTGGGAATTAGTTCGTAAGGACGAATACCCTGACTTTGAATCTCCAGTAGTCGAAACAGGTAAATATCAAGGTGTCTTCGGAGTAGGCGGACTGCTTCTTGCCAGAATACCGTTAGAAACAGTAGCCGAGAGGACTGATTACTTTAGAAAAAGAAGTCAGGACCAAATGGAAGCTGTGGATCACGATATGATGCGTGAGAATGCACATTCATCAATGAGGATCAGTAATGCTGATCGTCAATCTCGTGTAACCTTTGGTGGCCCTAGAAAATAAAAAGGACCACCCTCTTTAGGAGAAAATCTTATGGCAAACCAAAACACTGCCTATGGTCTACGTCCTATCGGGCTTAATGGCTCTGCGGCTAACTCTACTGGGGTAACTCAGTATGAAATCGCATCCAATAATACTAATGCTATATTTCAATATGGTCTTTGCGTGCCTTTGGCCGCAGGCGTTATTGATCGTGCAGGTGCTACTAATGGTGGTACTACACAAGCGTTAGGTGTCCTGATGGGTGTAGAATACGTTGACTCAGTTTCAAAGAAACCAGTCTTCATTAACTACTGGCCCGGTTCGGGTTCTGTTAGCGTTGATACAAACCACCCTGTAAAGGCGTTTGTTGCTGACAATCCAAATCAGCTATTTAAAGTTGCGTCTGACGCTTCTTTAACCGATAGAGCAACAGCTCAAGCCGCAGTCTTCGCGAATGCGTCTTTAGGTACGTCTGCTCGTACAGGGTCTACCGACAATGGTAACTCTAATTCCGCCTTGGGCGTTTCAACAATCAACACTACAGCGACGCTACCGCTTCGTATCGTAGGTGTTATGGATGATGCAGCAAACAGCGATTTCGCTTCTGCCGGTATTCCTTTGATTGTTCGTATCAATGCTCATTTCAATGCACCAACTAGCCGTTTTGATTCGCAGACTACCGCGACATCAACTGGTATATAAGGAGGTTAACTAATGGCTATTTCAAGAAGTCAACTAGCTAAAGAGCTAGAACCCGGCCTTAATGCTTTATTTGGGCTAGAATACAATCGTTACGAGAACGAGCATGGCGAAATCTTTGAAGAGGAAAGTTCCGACAGAGCCTTCGAAGAAGAAGTAATGCTTGGTGGATTCTCAACAGCACCTGTTAAAGGCGAAGGCACTGCCATCAGCTTTGACGATGCTCAAGAGACATACACAGCTCGTTACACCCACGAAACTATTGCGCTTGCATTCTCAATTACTGAGGAAGCTATTGAAGACAATCTTTATGATCGTCTTGCATCGCGCTACACTAAGGCATTGGCTCGTTCAATGGCTCAAACCAAGCAAATAAAAGCTGCTGCTATACTGAACAATGCGTTCACAGCAGGCGCTTCTGCTATTGGTGATGGTGCAGCACTTTGTTCAAACGCGCACCCTAGTTTATCTGGAAATCAAACTAACCTTCTCGCAACAGCGGCTGACCTTAATGAAACTTCATTAGAGCAGATGCTAATCGAGATCGCAGGTATGACAGACGAACGTGGTCTTAAGATTGCTGTACGCGGCATGAAGCTTGTAATTCCAAAAGAGCTTCAGTTTATTGCAGAAAGAGTAATTAACTCTAACCTACGTTCAGGTACTGCTGATAACGATCTTAACGCAATGAAAAACATGGGTATGTTACCTGATGGAGCAGTGGTAAACCACTTCCTCACAGATAGCGACGCATATTTCATCAAAACAGATGCACCAAACGGCTTCAAATTCTTCAACCGTTCGCCAATTAAAACGGCAATGGAAGGTGATTTTGACACTGGTAACATGCGTTTCAAAGCGCGTGAGCGTTATAGTTTTGGCGTTTCAGACTGGCGTAGCGTATTCGGTACACCCGGAGCGTAAGCTTAGTTTCATAACTAAAAATCGGAAAGGGGTGACGAAAGTTACCCCTTTCTTTTTTGTATCTTATACTGTATTATAAAATAACCCTGACAGTTACATTGTGTAGCTGACATTAGCCACGACAGGAGATACACATGGCTCGTTCAACTTTTTCAGGTCCCGTCAAATCAGACGCGGCCTTCATATACCCCGTAGTAACTACCGCAAACCTACCTGCTTTTGGTTCTGTACCCGCAGGTACTGTTTACGTTATCAGCGATAACGGCGCAGGTAATAACGAATATTGTTTAGTGATTAACACAGGTGCCGCTTGGGTAACTGCCGTTGGTGCAGCACTCTCTTAAAGGAGTGACCTATGGCAGGTTCTGATGTAAGATCAAAACGCTTGACAAGCACCGGTTCTGCCGGTGTTGGTCCTGCTCGTATTCGACAAGTTCAAGTAAAAACAACCACAGGGACGCCGCGTATTACCTTTACGGATGGCAATGGCGGAGCAATTGTCCTTGATATGGATTTAGATGCCTCTGACACACATTCTGTAAACATACCCGACGAAGGTATTCGCGTAGGCGATATATACGTTTCAGTGTTTACAGCTTGTACTTCGGTTACTGTGTTTTGGGCGTAGTAAGGATTTAAAATGGCCTCAGACGTCAAAGCTACATACCTAACAGCTTCAGGTGCTGTATTTGGTGGAAGAACTCGCGTGAAAGCAATTCACTATACCTGCGGAACTAGCCCTACCTTAGTTTTAAAAAACGGGTCAGATGCAAGTGGAACTACTTTTTTAACGTTGGCTTTTGCTAACAACACCGACGATAACGTCTATGTACCTGATGAAGGTATGGTTTTTCCCGAGGGTTGCTTCGCCGTTTTAACCAATGTTTCTAATGTTACTGTGTTTTACAATTAGGAGAGTAAGGTGGCTTCTACTAAAAACGTTACTCGTACTCCATCTGGTAAAATAAAATACAGAGGTGAAGTTTTTTCAGGCTACAACAAACCTAAACGAACTCCCGGTAAAAATAAAAAAAGCGCGGTTTTAGCTAAAAAAGGGGATCAGATCAAACTTGTTCGGTTTGGTGATCCTAATATGAAAATAAAAAAAGCACAGCCTGCTCGACGAAAAAGTTTTAGAGCTAGGCACAAATGCGAAACGTCTAAAGATAAATTCAGTGCCCGATACTGGTCGTGTAAGGCTTGGTGAAGTATGGGCCGTGACCGTATATATCGTAAAATATACGTAGAGGCACATGGTCCTGTGCCTAAAGGGTATCATATACACCACATAGATGGCGACCGAAACAATAATGATATTGAAAACTTGATAGCTGTCACCCCTGAAGAACATCATCGTCTTCACCTAGAAATGGGTTTTCCTTGGAAAGGGGATAGAAAAGGTTGGCTTATAGGTGCCTCGGAAGCGGGCTCTAAAGGCGGTAAGGCTAAGTGGTTAAAATTACAAGCAAAAAAGTCAGCGGAAGATCTGTCGGAAATAATGCGTAAGATGTCTGGTAAATCCCCTCGTTTTAAAGGTAAGTTTCATACTAAAGAAAGCATAGATAAAATGAAAGAAACCTTTGCAAAAAAACCTTTTTGGGTTTGCAGGTGCGGTAAAAAAATAAAACTTAATGAAGGTAATATATTACAACACAAAAGAGCTTGCTCAGAATGGATTTTGACATGAGAAATGAAGATATACTAGCAAGGCTTGAAAAGCATGAAGCTGAGTGTAATTTACGTTATAAACGCATTGAGGAAAGACAAAACGAGTTTTTGACTTCTTTAAAATCTGTGGGTAACAAACTTTGGGGTGTTATAATTATAATAATAGGAATGCCTTTTTTCCAAGCTTTTATAGGTTAAAATATGGCGTATTCAAAAAAATCTAAAAAATCCTCGCCAAAAAGTAAGGGTAGTAAGATATGTCCAAAAGGTAAAGCTTGGGCAGAAAGAACTTTTGATACTTATCCGTCAGCGTATGCTAATTTAGCGGCATCTAAGTATTGTAAAGACCCTAATTACGCAAAGGCTAGTAAAAAAAAGAGTAAGTAAATGGGTAAATTAAAGGAGTGGTTAAATGAAGACTGGGTCAGAGTTGATAGCAGCGGTAACATCGCGGGTAAATGTGGTACTTCAAAAAATAAAAAAAATCCTGATAGGTGCCTTCCAAGAGCTAAAGCGAATAGTCTTAGCAAGTCTCAAAGGGCTACAACAGCTCGTAAAAAAAAGCGTGAAGGCGCTAAAGGAAAGCAAGTTGTTTCAAACACTAAGGCGGCCAAAGTAAAACGCATGTCTAAGGGTGGTGTTGTTGCAAAAGGTTGCGGCAAAATTCTATCAAATCGTCGTAAACTCACAAAAGGGTCGGTTTCTAGGTTATGAATTTAGATTTCTACAGTGATCCTATTGAAAAGGAAATTGTAACCGAAGTCATGAGGTGGTCGGAAGAAGTTTTATCTATACCTTCCCCGCTTTTTAATAACCTACCGCCGTGCCCTTACGCAAAAAAATCTTTATTAGAGCAGAAAACAGCGCTACTTTTTAAAAAGGAAGACAACTATCAACAGTTGTATTCCTGTATTTCCCAGTTTGACGATAATTTTGAACTAGCTATCATCATTGATTTAGCGAACGATAAAACCGCGGAAGAGTTTCATGAGTATTTTCATGATTTAAACGAAGCTATATCCAACGGTATGTTTATTGATAAGGATATATGGGTTATGGGTTTTCACCCGGATGACGAGCCTAGTGAGTTTGTGGAAGAAGTAACTTTTGATTATGAAAATGACACAACTTATTGTATGATATTTGTACAAAGGTTATCCGTTTTACAGAAAGCCGCAGATAAGTTGAATAAAAAAGGTTATTATGCTAGTTATGGTGACGAGTATGATGCCGAAGACATATATGAAATTAGAAATCAGCTATATAGGAGACTAAAAAATGGCGATGAAACCTAGAAAAATAAAGAAAAAGCCTACTAAGAAAATTCCGGGCGGCCCCGTTCGTCCCGCAGGGTTTGCGGCAGGGGCGGCTCTTAGAAAAAAACTAAAAGCAAAAGCAGGTGCAAAGCCTACAGCCGGCAGACAACTAAAAGCAACAAAGAAGCCTGTTAAGAAAATGCGAGGCGGAGGCATGGTTAAGAAAATGCGAGGCGGAGGCATGGTTAAGAAAATGCGTAAAGGCGGAGCCGTTAGAAAGAAGAAGTAAATGTCCTTATCGGGTAGTAAAGACTTTGAATTAGACGTAGCCGATTACGTTGAAGAAGCTTTTGAGCGGTGTGGCTTGGAGGTACGTACAGGCTATGATCTAAAAACAGCGAAACGGTCGCTTAATTTATTGTTAGCGGATTGGGCCAACAGAGGCTTAAATCAGTGGACAATAAAACAGCGGTCACAAGCGCTTGTTCAAGGTACGGGTAATTACAATCTGGATAAGGATATTATTGATATTCTATCGGTTGTTGTTCGAAGAGACGGTACGGACTATTCTTTGGAAAGATTAAGCCGTGACGAGTATTTAACAATACCCACAAAGACTACACAAAGTCGTCCTAATCAATTCTTTTTGGATAGACAATTAACACCTAGCCTAAAGTTATGGCCTGTACCTGAAAATAGTACAGACGTTGTATATTATGACGCATTAACTCGTATGGATGATGCCGATGTTTATACTAATACAATGGACTTACCGTTTAGGTTTTACCCCTGTTTAGCGGCGGGTCTAGCGTATTATATTGCTTTAAAGAGAGCGCCTCAGCGCATACAGGTTCTTAAGTCAATCTACGAGGAAGAGTTTCAAAGAGCTGCGGAAGAAGACCGAGATCGTGCTTCCTTTAACGTAGCCCCTAGCTTTTCGACATACAGGATAGGCTGATGGCTAAGTTTGCGTCTGGTAAAAAAGCATATGCTATTTCAGACCGCTCAGGTTTTCGTTATCGTTATAAGGATATGCGGAAAGAATGGAACGGGTTACTGGTGGGACCAGACGAGTTCGAAGCTAAACAGCCTCAACTAGGCCCCTTTCGTAAGGTAAACGACCCTCAAGCTTTGAAAGAGGCTCGACCACAACCTAATAATCCGACCAGTGCTTTTTTGGTGGTAACAACAAACGGTATAGTGTATTTAGGTAACGGTAATTGGAGCACGGCAGGCGTAGCCGAAATGCCTTCTGAGCTTGATATAACCAATGCTTTAGACGGAGGTGTTGGTACAGTAACGGTGGTAACAACATGAGTTTTACATATGCACAGCTAAAAACCGCAGTACAGGATTATGCAGAAAACGATGAAACGTCTTTTGTAAACAACTTACCTGTATTTATAAGACAAGCTGAAGAACGTATACTTAAAAACGTACAATTAAGTTTGTTTCGTAAAAATGTCAGCGGTAACATGAGCATAAATAACCAGTACCTTGCCTGTCCTTCTGATTTTTTAGCACCTTTTTCCCTATCGTTCACGGATGCTGATTCTAATAAAACATTTTTGGATTTTAAAGACACTGATTTTGTGCAGTCTTTTAATCCTAATTCGTCGACAACAGGTAATCCTAGATACTACGCCTCTTTTGATGTTGATAATTTTATAATAGGACCAACGCCAGACGCTTCACGTGTCGTTGAGCTTCATTATTTTTACAGACCTGCAAGTTTAACAGCGGGTGCTGAAGGCGCGACCACGTGGCTAAGTGAAAACGCGCAAGTAGCGCTTCTGTATGGAACACTTGTTGAAGCTTATATATACATGAAGGGTGAACCCGATATGATGGCGCAGTACGAAAAACGGTTTGCTGAGTCGGTAAACAGTATGAAAATGTTAGGCGAATATAAAGAAGTTACAGATCAATACCGTCAAGGGTTGGTAATAAGGGAGAAATCATGACATTTCCTGCCCTTAAATTAGATTTAAACCCCAATTACGCTGTTGACGTACACACTACAACGAATCGGGGTTTTACACCAGAGGAAGTTGCGGAGCGCTGCGCGGATAAAATTATCTCCATCAGCGACAATGCCGACCCTGCTATAAAGGCTCAAGCACGTGCCTTTCGTACTCATATTGTAAAAGTTTTAGAATTTTATATGCACGAGGCGATAAAAAGTGATAGAACCACTGTGTATAACGCGATAAAAGATGCCGGACATCTCGACCTTGCAAACTTAATTAGGAGACTATAACCATGGCTTTTTCAGGCAATTTCATGTGTACGTCGTTCAAGAAAGAGCTCTTGTACGGTGTCCACGATTTCGATCTCTCTTCGGGAGATACTTTTAAAATAGCGCTTTACACCAATTCAGCTACATTTACCGCAGCTACTACAGCCTATACAACAGGTAATGAAGTAAGTGGTACAGGATACACTGCGGGAGGCGGTGCGCTTACAAACGTAGATCCAACAACTTCAGGCACAACAGCCTTGACAGATTTTGCGGATGAAACATTTTCTAACGCGACTATTACTGCTCGAGGGGCTCTAATATACAATACTACACCCAACACAACTAGCTTGTCGGTTACAAACCCAACGGTTGTTGTTTTAGATTTTGGTTCAGATAAATCATCTTCGTCAGGTGACTTTACTATTGTATTTCCAACAGCCGACGCAACTAATGCCATTATTCGGATAGCGTAATGTCAAGTGTTACCGTTGCTTTCTCGGGGTGGAACTCTTCCACTCAGGGTTGGGGCAGTGGTGGTTGGGGTGAAGATGTTGCTTTACCCAATGCGGCGGGATCGGTTGGTACGGTTACAGTCGATGCGGAAGCTAATGCTCCCGTAACAGGTCTTTCCGCTACAGGTAGTGTGGGATCCGTATTAGTTACAGCGGTAACTAGCGTATTCGTTACAGGGGTGTCTGCTGCAGGTGCGGTAGGGTCCACTACCGTTACGTTAGGTGCAAACGTCTCTGTTACAGGGGTTTCTGCTACAGGTAATGTAGGTTCTACCACGGTTGTTATAAATACAGAGGCACCTGTCACAGGGGTGTCTGCTGTAGGTAATGTAGGAACCGTATCTGTCAGCGGTGATGCTAATGTAGGGGTTACAGGTTTATCTGCTACAGGTTTAGTGGGAGATGTAACAACTGCGATAGGTTCTACGGTAAGCGTAACAGGTTTATCTGCTACAGGTGCTGTAGGAACAACTACCGTAGAGGTGTCTCAAACAGTAGATGTAGTCGGCCTTTCTGCTACAGGTAATGTAGGAACAGTAGGTGTATCCGCTGCCGCTAATACAGGGGTTACAGGGCTATCGGCTACTACATCCGTAGGTTCTATAACTGTAAAAGTAGGTCAGACTGTATTTGTTACAGGCTTATCGGCCACAGGTTCCGTTGGTTCTGCTACGGCAACCGGAGGAGCCTCTATCTATGTCTTAGGTGTATCGGCAACAGGAATTGCGGGTAATGCTTTAGTTTATGGAAACATAATACCGAATCAAGACCCTAACTACAATGGTATTGAACCTAATCAAAATCCGAGCTATAGTGAGGAGCAACCAAATCAGAACGCACAGTGGACACAAATTGCAGCATAAGGATAATTAAATGCCAAGTACATATACAGTAAATCTAGGTATTCAGAAACCTGCTACGGGGGAACAGTCGGGAACATGGGGTAATACCACAAACGCTAACTTTGATATTTTAGACCAAGGTATTAACGGTGCTATACGTTTAACCCTCACAAGTGCGGGTTCGTCTGGTTCTCCTAACGCTTTAGCTATAAACGAAGGATCTGTTTCCGATGGTCATAATAAATGGATAGAGTTCTACAGTTCAAGTGATTTAGGTGGCAACGTTTTCGTACAGTTGACCCCAAATGATGCCGAAAAAATTGTTTTTGTCCGTAACAGCTTGGCAGGAAGCCGATCTGTTTTACTTTTCCAAGGTACTTACAACGCGGGTAGAGACTTAGAAATACCTGCGGGTGTGGATATGGTTGTTAAGTTTAGCGGAGGCGGGGCTAATGCGGCGACAGTAACAGACGTTTACACGAAACTACGTGCCACCGAAATAACAACGCCTTCTCTTACAGCTACAACTGCTGATATAAACGGAGGTACTATAGACAACTCCGTTATAGGTGGATCTACTGCCGCTGCTGTAACAGGCACGGCTATAGTTGCTAATACCAGTCTTAATATTGCGGGCGACGGCGCTACCGTTACAGGAATTAAAGACGAAGATAACATGGCATCTAATAGTGCCACAAAACTAGCCACACAGCAGTCCATTAAAACTTATGTAGACACACAAGTAGCTACTATACCCGTAGGTGATATTACCTCTGTAGTAGCCGGATCAGGTCTTACGGGTGGCGGCACTACCGGTGATGTAACACTAAATGTCATCGGTGGTACGGGTATAACAGCCAATGCTAACGATATTGCAATCGACGCTACAGTAGGTACATTGACAGGAACGCAAACATTTACCAATAAAACACTTACAAGCGCTGTATTGAATACATCTGTGTCTGGTACAGCGGTGTTAGACGAAGATAATATGGCTTCTAACAGCGCGACCAAGTTAGCCACACAACAATCTATTAAGTCCTATGTAGATACACAGGTCGCGACTATACCTACAGGTGATATTACATCGGTTATTGCGGGAACAGGGCTTACGGGCGGCGGCACATCGGGTGCTGTTACATTAAACGTAACTACACTTAACCAAAATACCACAGGTAATGCGGCAACAGCAACTGCACTGCAAACGGCTAGAACAATCGCAGGTGTTTCCTTCAATGGTACGGCTAATATATCATTAAATAACAACGCTATCACCAACGGTGCAGGTTATACAACAAATACAGGTGATATTACAGGCGTTACAGCGGGTACACAACTAACGGGAGGTGGTACGTCAGGGACAGTTACTCTTAATCTATCGCAAGGCGCAGGTTCGGGATTAGATGCAGATACACTTGATGGAGTACAAGGTTCTAACTTCTTGCGTAGTGATACAACAGATTACATGAACGCAAACTTAGTTTTTGCTGATAACGCAAGATTACAAATAGGTACAAACACAGATTTGCAACTGTTTCACGATGGTAATGACTCTTATATTAGAGAGGCAGGAACG